ACAATTGCATACTTATCAGTCCTTACAGTTCTTTCTGAGCCATCAAAAGTTCCATTATGCTTGTAATACAAAGGACGTTTAGATACATCAAAGTCTGCTGAGCCGTAACCTTGAGCGAATAAAGGGTTGATATGAGTTACTATGCTATTCATTTTCTTTCTCCTTTTCGGAATATTGAATCAATATATATTGGTTTCTTCGGGTCAAACTGCTGCATACCACGGGGTATTTGGGTTATAACACCCCCTTTGGCTAGGTATTCTCGGATTTGAACTGCTATTTCATCCCGCATTTCTTCTTTAATTTTTAATGTATCAGTCTTCATCATCATAATAATCCTCTTGATCTGCTAAGTATTCAGCACGTTCTCTGTCAATATCATTTTCTTCTTGCTCTTCCTGCCATCGGTCAAGGTCTGCTATCACTGGATCTTTATCCATTATCTAATCTCCTCTGGATATTCTATCTGAGCAGCACAATCAATGACTGCCCAGTTCATGCCAATTTCTGAGTCATAGTTACTAGCTATACTTCCAAGTACATTAGAGGCTTGCTCCCAAGTAAGATCGGGTCGCTGCTGCTGCACATCTTCAACGCTCCATTCATCTACTAACTTTCCTGTTTTTGGGTAATATGTAGCCATTTTATCCCACCTTCTTAGCGGTTAATTTTATCATGATAAATCATGATGCTTTTCTTCTCTTACTCCCATGCCTTCATCACCATCCTCGTCAATATAATTAACAAGAGTAATACTTCTGATGAATCCCGGCTCAGGATTTTCTATATCAAAGAAACCCATTTGCTCTAGCATTTGTAAAGCGTGTTGTTTTTTATATTCTTTTGTAAGCATACACTAACCTCTTCTCGGTTATGAAGGAACACTAAGCTGTTATAACCTCTGCCTCGGTCTCAATCCATACTTTAGCACCACAACTAAGGGGCTTATCAGGACTATAAATTATCTTACTGTCTCCTTTTACTGTTACTTCATTACACTTTATGTTTTCTTTATAGGTCTTTACAGTAAGTACTGGTAGAGCAGCTCCTTTAGCATTAGCTCTAATGTTATGTTGGTTCACATGAATTCGTGTTAGCATCTCGGCGGTCTCCAATAGTTTATAAAGATTTTTTAAAGCCTTTCACTATCGTTAAAGGCTTTAAAAATCTTTTAAATTATATAATAATATTATTTAATAAGTTAATTGAATTAAGGTCTGCAAAGAAGTTAAGACTTCCTAACGCTGAAGCCCTTTGTTCTTTTGTAGAACCCTTTCGAGTTAAAGAACCTACTGCTCCATCTTCATCAAGAAACCTAAGATCTGTATCATCAAAGCTTACTAGTGGGATAGAGCTGTCCTCAATTTCTATAGTTTTAGGGATCTTAAATTCCCCTTTAGCTTCTTTAGTATTAAAAGCTATAGCTGTATTAAGACCAAGCTTTATAGCCTTTATAGTATCTTTAATACATCTTAAGTTATTAAAGCTTGCTGAGTAAGTGAGGTGGTAGTTAGGCAAATCATTCTCTATAACCCTCTTAAGATTCTTCGAATAATCGTAGAATTGCACATCAGGTAATGCCTTGATAACTCGTGACCAATCTAGATCTGATGTACCATTTAACCTGATTGCATACTTGTCAGTCTTATTCTTTTCAATCTCTTTGATTAACTGCCCCTCAAAGGCCTCAGAATCCCGCAGGAGAGCGATTGTCCTTCGATACATAGCTAACTGACCATTCGCCATAGCGAGCCTTCCTGAGGCTTCTAGGCAGTCCTCGTCGCATCCTGCTTTCTTAGCATGAGAACATATAGTTTTGATACTTACTGAATCAGCAGGCTTGAGGTACAAGATCCCAGTTTTATAGTTTAACTTTTTACCCTTGGCAATCTTTGTCGAGCTGTTGAACCCTAGCAAGGGCAAATCCTTGTCCATATACGGTTTGTTCAGCTTGTATATCTTTAAAGCTTTGGTTGTAATAAGCATTGTAGACTCCAGTAATTAATATAATTAAAAGCCATAGTGTTATAATGACATTTGTTCTCGACATAACTTACCTCTTAGGTATTTATCTTGCCAATATTCATTATCAGGCTGAGCAAGAAGCACTCTTAACTCATGCCTATTCATTTTATCTGCAAACTGATACCAACCTATCTTGTTGTAATCGTTAAACAAATATGCAAACTCTTTATCTGCTGCCCAATCTTTCATAGCTTGTATACCTCTTTTTTAGCTGAAATATTATTTAACTCACATACTTCTAACATTGCTTCAGACGCTAACTTATTCTGCGAATAGTCTTCAGTAAGTAAAGGAACAGGGATGTAACACCCTGTTATATTGTAATAGGCCTTCTTAGACTTGATCATATAGTCTACAAAATCACGAGGGGCAGTAATAATAACACCTGCTCCACCGAAGGTATGTCTAGGCTTACGCTTTGAAGATCTTGTCAAAGACTCATGAGCTGCTATGTACATTTCATTCCAAACTTCATCATAATTCATATGGCTAACTCATTTAAATTAGTTACTGTTACAGTGTAACCGAGCCGTTTAATCAGCCCGATGTCATCAGTAGTTAGTGTTTTATTCTTGCTAAGATAAGTAAATAGCTCTGAATCCATACAGGCCGGACGAATAATCTTGCGACCATAAGAGTGGTGTACTGTTACTTTGATATCTTTCATTAGTGTAGCTCCTGTGGGACAATAGTTAAGGTGTCGCTGAAGTAATCATGAAGTGTTCGAACAGCTATTTCATATAGCTGATCTTCGGTCATGGCTTCAACCAGTGTCATGAAATAAATATATTTAGCTTCTTCGATGTCATCTGCTTCAACAGATATAACCTTCTGATCTACATCTTCATCGGCTGTAAAGTTATAAATTGCCATTTATTCATCCTCAATTAAAAACCATAGTATAATTATTATGCTGAACAAGATCATTAGTGCAGTATTCATACTGACACCACTAAAACTTCGTCTTGCTTTGCAATGTCACGATGCCAGTTAGCTATAGTAGCTGCTAGATAGAAAGGCACAGGGTCATTATTAACTACTGTGCCATTGACAATAACATTATACATAACTAATCCATCCTCTGATGCGCTGTGGCCTTGATGCCATGTTGATTTAAGACTTCAGCAAATGCTGAAGCCCATGCAAAGTTCTTAGCCATAGACTGCGTTCGAGCTTGACTATAAACTGTGTAGCCGCCGTAATAACTGTCTCTTGTGCCAACACCTATCTTCTTCAGATAAGACACAAACTTGCCTCGAGCAGGTCTAATATTGACCCATCCAAAGCCACATGGCCCATCTTCGATGGTATAAACCTTCGAGCCATCTGTAATATACATTGGATCTGCTGTAGCTTCACTGGCTGATTTGGCTGCTTCGATTAACGCATCTGTCAAGATATCTTTAGGTAATGTCATTTTGGTTGCCTCTCGATTTGGTGGTCGGTGCGGTGTAAAGCTTTCTAGCCCTTACACTTCTTGTAAGGGCTATAAAGGTTTATATAATTATTTAACTTTTTGAAATACATAATGAGTGTGGCTCAGCTTTCCGGTAGGTAAACTAATGCCCACTTTAAACTTGCCAGTATATGTAATCTTATAGGGCGAATTAACTAAGTAATGCTGCTTGTAGACCAAAGTCCAGAACGGGTTGAGCTTATACTTTAATACTTGAAACATTCTGAAACCTCCTAAGGGTGACTAAATCTAATCTTGCAGCAAAAGCTAGGCTCATCATTAAGATCATTAAACTCTGAGAAGAATGGGCCTTCGAAAGGCCAAGGCTCAAAGCCAAGATGATTATGCTTAGCTATTAAATTATGCATCCAAGTCTGAATATCTGCTAAATCTTCATAACTGTCTGGTTCGTGACCTTCGGTCAGAAGCTCTATAGCCCATACAGGTAATACTACTGTAGTTGTATTTTTCATATTTAAAACTCCGGTGAAGCCCCCCGAAGGGGGCAGTTAACAGTTAGCCTCGGACAGCGAGGAGGATTTGTGCAAGGCCATCTTCGATGGATTCAATCTTCTGCATCTGTAAAATTGCTGTCTCTTCGAGGAAGGTCAGTCGAGCTTCTGTGCCTTGAGCCGTAGGCTCTTCCTTAGGCCATGGTAGGTTGCCAGTAGTTTCAAACTCCTTCTGAACTTGCTGAGCCTCCTTCGGAGATATTAATCCTGACTCCTGACGCTCTGCTATGCTCTTGTGCATTTTAGCTGCCTTAGCAGGTGATTTCTTCTTCGGTGCTGCTTTAGCAGGTGCTTTAGCCTTTGGAGCTGCTTTGGCTGCTTTAGCAGCTTTAGGCTCATCCTTGAGGCCGTCAGGCTTAACTAAGCCAACAATTACCTTCGGTAACTCGGAAGCGGCGAAGTACTCTTGAATCTTGCCATGAGTAATCCCTTCAGGATTTGTATGCATCAGGGTGGCAAATATACGCTTAGACACAATTTTCCACTTGATCCGAGGAATCTCATTAGCCTCTATGAACATAGAGGTGAACTTGTTGCTGACTGCCCAAATTTGCTTGCTTGAGGCGATTGCTGTTGCAGGAGTGTTATATGTAGTCATGTTATGTACCTTTGTGTTGTGATGTGATTTTTGTTGTCGCCGTCTTGGTGACGGTTTCCATTAAAGGCACAGGGTCGATTTGCCGTCAACTCCTTTCCCTTGCATTATGCGGTTGTGAAAGAGCGAGCGTAACAGCGTGACTAACACCATCGAGTTTCTGTTGTCAAGGGTTTCCCTGCGCATTATGCGGTTGTGAAACACGGCGCATAGCACTTTGAGCCGGAACTGGTCAAGCTGTTTCCCTACGCATTATGCGGTTGTGAAACAACGCGAGTAACAAATCCGGTGGTCTTGGTCAAGCTCTTTCCCTGAGCATTATGCGGTTGTGAAAGACGCATGAGGAGGAGGATAAAAACGAGGAGATTTCTAGAGATCTTTATAGATCTCTAGAGTTTTCTTTAAACTCTCTAGAGAGTTTAGTAGGAAGGAGGTTAATGCTGTAGGTTCTTGAAACTATTAGTTTCAAGGGTCTCTAGAGTTTTACTCTAGAGGCTCTTTAGACTCTACGAGTCTCTGTAAACTTGAGGGGAAGCTCTACGAGCTTAGGGGTCTTAGGAATCTCTAGAGTTCTCTAAAGACTCTTGAGTCTTTAGAGGCCTCCCAAGAACTGGCTAGACTAAAGTCTAGGCTCTAGAGTCTCCCTAGTCTTTTAAGACTAGGGAGGGGGCAGGAGGCCATAGGGGTACCCCATAGTATATACTAATGCTCATACATTTTGGAGGACTTTAGAGTGTTAACAAGCTTTGGGCGGGGGAATCTCTAGAGGCTCTAAAGACTGTAAAGCAGTTAGGGCGGGTATTTAAAAGACTTAGGCGGGGTGATTGAGATCTTTAAAGACCTCTAAAGATCTTTAAAGAAGATCTTACTGTTACTTCACTATTATCTATATGTGACCCGGGGGGTCTCAAGAGTATTATACACTCTTTTTCACCATTTGTCAAGTATTAATTAGTTTCAAAAAGTACTTGACAAAAGAAAAGAAAGTATGTATAATACCACCATGAGCAACAAAAAAGAACTTACAATCAAACAGCAAGGTTTCTTGGACGCACTAGTAGAAACGGGAGGTGATCCGAAGAAAGCTGCGGTACTCGCAGGGTATGCTGAGAATAGTCATTGGCAAGTTGTCAAATCACTCAAACATGAAATAATCGATTTAGCCTCTAACATCTTAGCACAATCCGCACCACAGGCAGCAATGAAGCTAGTGGAAGTAATGCACTCAGATGCACCTATTCCTCAAGCTAATCTCCGTCTACAAGCAGCCCAGACAATCCTAGACCGTACAGGCTTAGGAAAACAAGATAAGCTAGAAGTCAATAACAATGTAAGTGGTGGGTTATTCATTATACCTGCTAAGGCTACATATGAGGCGAACTAGCAGCACAATACCTTTTGGCTATAAACTCTCCAAAGACCCTCATTACTTGGAGCCAGTACCAGAAGAGCAGGAAGAACTAGAACACATTAAAGATCTAGTAAAATCTAAAGCCCTCTCGCTTAGAGATGGAGCAGATTGGTTATCCTTCTCTACAGGTCGTACTCTCAGTCATGTTGGACTAAAGAAGATAATAGACAAAGATGCAAGAAGATTGGCAGAAGAATCCAGAGAACTACCTAACGAATGAAGACGGAAGTTTTGTCCTCAAGAAAGACGGTACTCCAAAGAAGAAAACTGGGAGGCCAAAGGGTTCTAAAGGAAGAGGCTACAACTTCCACTCAGAGACTAAAGCTAAACTTGCAGCAAAGAAATCTCTACGAGAAAAAGAAAGAAAAGCAGAAAAGCTTAGGGTAAAGCTCCATCAAGAGCGTGAAAAGCTCAGTGCTGCTAAAGAAACCTTAGGAAAGCTCGATAAGCCTAATAGCAATAAGCTTATAACAGAAGATATTCTTGAAAGTGTTCCTAAGGCTCTGCGCGAAGAAGCTAACGACAATGTTATCTTTAGGCCTAATCCCGGCCCTCAGACGGACTTCCTAGCAGCCCCTGAGACGGACGTACTGTACGGTGGAGCAGCAGGGGGTGGTAAGTCCTATGCGATGCTCATAGACCCCCTCAGATACGCTCATAGGGCCGCTCACAGGGCTTTGATCATTAGACGGTCAATGCCAGAGCTAAGAGAGATTATAGACAAGAGCAGGGAGTTATACCCGCAGGCCTTTCCCGGCTCTAAGTACAAAGAAGTAGAAAAGCTCTGGACGTTCCCTAGTGGGGCTAAAATAGAGTTTGGGTTCTTGGAACGAGATGCAGATGTCTACCGTTACCAAGGTCAAGCATATTCTTGGATAGGCTTTGACGAGATTACTCACCTGCCAACTGAGTTTGCTTGGAATTACCTCGCATCTCGATTGCGTACTACAGACCCAGAAATACAGACGTACATGCGCTGTACTGCTAACCCCGGAGGCTCAGGGGCGCATTGGGTAAAGAAGAGATACATAGAGCCTAGTGAGCCTAATGAACCTTTTACAGGTCATGATGGTCTAAGCCGTAAGTTCATACCTGCTAGGTTAGATGATAATCCCTACTTAGCACAAGATGGACGTTACGAGCAAATGCTCAAAGCCCTACCCGAAGTGCAACGCAGACAGTTGCTAGAAGGTAACTGGGATGTAGCTGAAGGAGCAGCCTTTACAGAGTTTGATCCTTTTGCACACGTTACAATCCCTTTCGAGATCCCTATAGGGTGGGAAAGGGTTAAAGGCATTGACTACGGTTATGCCTCAGAAAGTGCCTGCATTTGGGCGGCAGTAGATCCTAGTGACGGTACGCTAGTGGTCTATAGAGAATTATACAAGAAAGGATTGACAGGCGAAGACCTAGGTTACATGATAACCGAGATGGAGTCTGCTGATCCTTTTGCAGTACCCGGAGTTCTTGATGGGGCTGCATGGGCTAAGACAGGCGCTACAGGGCCTACAGTAGGCGAAGCACTGTTAAAGATGGGACACAAGCTAAGAAGAGCTGACAAGTCCCGTATACCCGGAAAAATACAGATTCACGAATACTTAAAGTTTCAGCAAAGCGGTAGGCCACGATTGCAAATATTCAATACTTGCCCCAACCTGATACGCGAACTTCAAAGTATTCCTTTAGATAAGTCGAACCCTGAAGATGTGGATACACATGCTTCGGATCACGCTTATGATGCGCTAAGATACTTAGTCATGTCTAGGCCGCGCATCAATGATCCATTAGCTCGTATTAGGCATTTACATATGGAACAGGCCTATACGCCCATAGACTCAGAGTTTGGGTATTAAAAACAAGGAACTTCTATGAAGGACAATACATTAACCGGAGCAGACAACATCTACTTTAATGATGTTGAAGGCGAGGAAGGCCTAGAGCTAAAGCTCGAAGAGTCTTTACACAATCAGTTTGTTGGTATTATTACTGATCGTTACGCTGCTGCTCAACAGGCTCGTGATTACGATGAGTCTCGATGGATTAATGCCTATCATAATTATAGGGGGTTATACCCTAAGCATGTTAAGTTCCGAGAGAGTGAAAAGTCTCGGGTGTTTGTTAAAGTCACTAAGACTAAAGTACTTGCTGCTTTTGGTCAGTTAGTAGATGTAGTCTTTGGCTCTAACAAGCTCCCTATAGGTATTAGTGAATCAAAGATTCCCGAAGGCGTAAGCGAGTATGCCCACCTAGATACTCAAACTCCTTTGCCCGGAATTGAAACGAGTACGGCTCCGCAGCCTGAAAATACTGATCCTTACAATGTAGGATACTCAGGTGATGCCAAGACCTTAAATGCCGGAGCCACCTATGCCGATAAAGGCCAGTTTGAGGATATGGATGTAGCCCTTAAGGACAACCTTAAGAATGGCCCTACCATTACTCCGGGCGTTTATCAAACTAAACCTGCGCAAGAAGCGGCAAGGCGCATGGAGAAGTTAATCCATGATCAGATAGAAGAGTCTCATGGATCTAGTGAACTTCGTAATGCACTATTTGAACAAGCCTTGTTTGGCACTGGTATTATTAAAGGCCCCTTTAACTTTAATAAGACTTTGAACCGTTGGACACAAGCAGAAGATGGTACAAGAGAGTACAACCCACAAGATGTACGAGTACCAAGAATAGAGTTTGTTAGCATCTGGGATTTCTATCCTGATCCTAACGCTACTAACATGGAAGAGTGTGAGTACATTTTTCATCGTCACAAGATGAACAAGTCTCAGGTGCGTGGTCTTGCTCGCATGCCTTACTTTGATAAGGACGCTATCCGCACTGCACTCCAAATGGGGCCGAACTATGAGCCTAAAGATTATGAGCATGAGCTAAGAGACGATCAACGTGGTGAAGACTACGGCTCAGGTCAGTTTGAAGTATTAGAGTACTGGGGTGTTATAGACGCTGAGTATGCCCGAGAGATAGGCATGGAGCTTAGTGAAGATGTAGATGACCTAGATGAAGTACAGATCAATGCATGGATATGCAATGGACTTGTTCTTCGTTCTGTGGTTAATCCTTTTACACCTCACCGTTTACCTTACCATGCGTTCCCGTACGAAAGAAATCCTTATAGCTTCTTCGGCATCGGCGTTGCAGAGAACATGGATGACTCGCAGAAGATCATGAATGGTCATGCACGTATGGCAATAGATAACCTAGCGTTGTCAGGGTCTTTAGTCTTTGATGTAGATGAGTCAGCTCTTGTTGGCGGTCAGAGCATGGAGATCTATCCCGGAAAAGTATTCAGACGACAAGCAGGTGTGCCGGGCCAAGCCATTAATGGTTTGAAGTTCCCTAACACCTCTAACGAAAACATGATGATGTTTGATAGATTCCGTCAGCTTGCAGATGAGCAAACAGGTATTCCTAGTTACTCACACGGACAAACTGGCGTACAGAGCATGACACGTACTGCTTCTGGTATGTCAATGCTACTTGGTGCTGCCTCACTAAACATTAAAACGGTCATTAAGAACCTAGATGATTTTCTTTTAAGGCCTTTGGGAGAAGCTTATTTTCAATGGAACATGCAGTTCCTTGATGAGAAGCTTAACATCCAAGGAGACTTAGAGGTTAAGGCAACAGGCACTAACAGCTTGATGCAGAAAGAAGTGCGTAGTCAACGACTAACTATGTTCTTACAAACTGCTCAGAATCCTGCTGTTGCTCCTTTCATTAAGATTGATAAGCTTATTAGTGAGCTTGCTTATTCGCTTGAGTTAGATCCAGATGAGATCTTAAACAATGCAGAAGAAGCAGCCATCATGGCTCAAATTATAGGAATGCAGAACAATGGACAAGCAACTGGCGCACCGCCTAGCCCCACTGGTGAACAACAAGGAGCTATGGGAGGCGCTACAGGAGTACCTCCATCAGGCCAAGACCTTGGAGTTACGGGTACTGGTGGGGGCAACATCGGAACTGGAGCTGTACCGCAGTCAGGGGAGAGTGAGTTCTCTGGAACGGATGGAGCTGCTTAAAAGCCACGTTAAAGATATATTGAGTAATAGAGAGTAGATTTTACACATGGCTACTAAATCAAGAGTAAATGAGGCAGGTAATTACACCAAGCCTACAATGCGAAAGAACTTGTTCAATAAGATTAAAGCAGGAAGCAAAGGTGGAGCAGCAGGTCAATGGTCTGCAAGGAAAGCTCAAATGCTCGCTAAGCAATATAAAGAAGCAGGTGGTGGATACAAGTGAAACCTTCTCAACAGTCTTTAAAGGATTGGACAGAGCAGAAGTGGCGTACTAAAAGTGGTAAGCCTTCTACTCAAGGTTCAGAAGCTACAGGCGAAAGGTATCTACCTGCTAAAGCTATAGAGGCTATGTCTTCTTCTGAGTACGCAGCTACAACAGCAAAGAAAAGAGAAGACACTAAAGAAGGTAAGCAGTTTTCTAAACAACCTAAAAAGGCAGCTAATACAGCTCGTCAGTACAGAAACGAAGGTGGACTTATGAGTATGTTTGGCCCAATTGAAAAGCCTGAAGAAGGCTTAGCTGCTTTATTTCAAAATAGAATGCAGAAAGCAGAAGGCGGTGCAATGCATCGCATGCCTGATGGTTCGATGATGGCAGGAGCCTCACATCGCTCTAATTATGCTGAAGGCTCTATGCTCGTTCCTCCTGAAATGGAAGCTGTCCCTGAAGATACTTACGACAATATTCCTCCAGAAGAAATGGAAGAGGCAATGGCCTCACAGCTACCAGACGGTGAGATGGTAGAAGAATATAAAACATATGTAATGACGCAAGCCTTAGAAGGTGAAGAAGCGTCTTACTTGCAGAATGCTCTAGAGGCTGATCCACAACTACGTCAAATCTTTGACAAGGTTCTGGTGACTGCTTCTGAGTTTTCCGGAGCCGGAGAAGTTGAAGGCCCCGGAACGGGAGTATCAGACTCTATCCCCGCCAGATTATCTGACGGTGAGTTTGTTATGACCAGAAAAGCCACTGATCAAATAGGCGCAGAAAACCTTCAGACAATGATGGATGAAGCAGAACGTGCTTATGATGGTGGGTTAATGAGTAGGCGTACAGTTAGCAACACTGATCTTGAACCCTCGGAAGAGGAAGATGTAAAGAAAATGATGAGGGAAGCTAATCGTATGCCTAGTATACGATAAACAATCACGGCCACCTTGTAGTAACAAGCCCCTACCATTCTGACGAGAAAATACGGTATGGCTACCTTGTTAAAATGACAAGCCCCGTTGGAGAAAGAGATGACTGAAGCACCAAGTAATGTTGAGGAAAGAAAAGCTAATCCATACAACATGAACAAAGAATGGCACAACCAAGAAGATAAACCGTTTGTTAGCGCAGATACTTTATTCTTCGAGCAACCTCAAGAGGCTACTCCTTCTGAAAAAGAAGCGACCCCTCAAAAGGAAAGTGCTAGTGATACAAATTATAAAAAGCGTTATGATGACTTAAAGAAACATTATGACAATAAAGTTTCTCAATTTAAACAACGTGAGCAAGAACTCTTAGCAGAAGCAAAAATAGCTGCTCCGGGTTATAAAGCTCCTAAGTCTGTTGATGAACTTGAAGAGTTTAAAAAGAAACATCCTGATCTTTATGACACAGTAGAGTCTGTAGCGCACTTACAAAGTGAACAACAGATCGCTGATATCAGGCAAGAGCTTATAAGCATTAAGCAGCGTGAAGCTGACATTTCACGGAAAGAAGCAGAGACTGCACTTCGAGAGAGGCATCCAGACTTTGAAGACATCCGAGGCAATGAAAACTTCCATGCTTGGGCTAAGGCACAGCCACAAGAGATACAGAACTGGATCTATAAAAACTCTAGTGATGCTACTTTAGCTAGTCGCGCTATTGATTTGTACAAGATTGAAAATGGAATAGCTCAGTCATCTAAAAAGCCTTCCAAGCCCCTAGGCAGTGCAGCAGATATGGTTTCAACTAAAACAAAAACCATTGATACTAAGCAGCCAAAGATTTGGTCGGAACGGGAAATTGCTCGGATGTCTGTAGATCAATACGATAAGTATGAAAAGGAAATTAACCTTGCGATCTCAGAAGGACGAGTGGTTAAATAACTTAGTCTTTTTTAAAAGGTAATATATCATGGCTTATAACCAAGCTGATCAATATTTTGAACAAGCAACCGACACCAACGGTAACTTTGCTAACAGCGTAGCGGGTCAAACAAATTCGTTTTTCCTACCTGCGATTTATAGTAAGCAAGTACTAAACTTCTTCCGTAAAGCATCTGTAGCTGAGGCAATCACTAATACTGATTACTCAGGTGAGATTGCTGCTTACGGTGACTCTGTGCGTATCATCAAAGAGCCTACTATTCAGGTTTATCAGTATGAGCGTGGTGCGGATGTAACGCAGACAAAGCTAACAGACCAAGAGACTACTCTTGTTGTTGACACTGCTAACGCATTCAAGTTCATCGTTGATGACATTGAAAGCAACATGTCTCATGTAAACTGGCGTGAAATCGCAGCCTCAAGTGCTGCATACTCACTCAAGGATGCATTTGACGAGAACGTCCTCGCTAAGATTGCTGCGGGCCTATCAGCTTCTGCTCCTGACCATATTCTTGGTGCAGACGCAGCAGTAGGTACTGGTGGTATTGGTGAGACTACTGCATCAATCGATCTGGGTACAGCTTCTGAAGTTGACCCTCTTGATCTGATGGCTCGTATGGCTCGTCTTCTTGATGAGCAGAACGTACCAGAAGAAGGTCGTTGGTTCGTAGCATCTCCTGATTTCTACGAGGAGCTGTCACAGACAGATTCTAAACTCCTTTCTGTAGACTTCAACGCAGGTCAGGGTTCAATCCGCAATGGTTTGATCAGCTCTGGCAAGCTTCGTGGCTTCAGCATGTACAAGTCTAACAACGTACCTGCTACAGCTACAGCTACTGGTCAGGTACTGTGTGGTCACATGTCTGCGGTAGCAACTGCACAGACTATCGTTAACACTGAAGTTATCCGCGATCCATCATCTTTCGGTGATATTGTCCGTGGTCTTCATGTTCACGGTGTTAAAGTACTACGTCCAGAGGCATGTGTAGGCGCGTTCTACACTATCGACTAGTAAACTTTAGGAGGTGGGGGAGGTCAAACTCCCCTACTTTTTTATATGCAAAAGAACAAGCGAATAGTTTTAAAGCCCCGTAAAGCTCAACACGGAAGGCCTAGGCAAAGTCAAGTAAGTCACACTGAATATTCCTCGAACTGGGATAAAATATTTGGAGCTAAAAGAGATGATGAATCAAAAGAAAGAAATGAAAAGTAAGTATTCTTATGGTGGTATGACCAAAAAGAAAATGAATATGGGAGGCCCTGTTAGTACTAAAGGTTCTCAGCCACAATATGGTAAGACTATAAAAGACGCAATGCCCAAAGCCTACGAGTGCTAATAAATGTCTAAAACATTTCTAGAATTAACAAACGAAATACTAAGAGAGCTAAATGAGGTTACCCTTACTAGCTCTACTTTTGCTAATGCAATTGGTATTCAAGCCCATGTAAAAGACTGCATTAATCGTGCGTATCTAGATATTGTTAACGAAGAACCTAAGTGGCCTTTCTTAGCTTCTAATCTTAGTGGCTCAGTAGATCCCATGTATGGTAATACAAGTGTAGATACTGTAGCAGGAACTAGATGGTATCTTTTAAATCCTTCTAGCGATAGTCTTACTACTGACTATGGTTCTGTTGATTGGGAAAACTTTTATATTACTACTGTAGGTGTAGGGGGCGAAACAGCCCCTTACGTTACTAAAAATCTTAGGTTCATTTCTACAGAAACTTGGAAAGACTTTAGACGCGCACAAGAAAATAGTGACGATGCAGATGAGCAGCAGTGGGGACAGCCTAATGCTGTTATTAGGAGTCCTGATGGGCGGCAGTTTGGTTTAAGTCCTATACCAAAAAAAGAATACAAAGTTTGGTTCTTTGCTTGGAACTTGCCAACATCTTTGTCTGGCTTTAGTGATGAAGTGATATTTCCTGATATTTATACTTCTGTGCTTATTGCTAAGACACGTTATTATGTTTGGCAGTTTAAAGATAATCCTCAAGCAGCGGCATTTGCATTAGAGGACTATAAGAAAGGCCTTAGAAGCATGCGTTCTAATTTGTTAGATCCTGCTCCTTCTTACTTTAAAGATGATAGGATAACCTTTATCTAATGTCTCAACCTTTTGGATTGTCTTGTAGAGGTGGTTTAAACACTAACCTGAACCAATTTGATATGTTGGCTCAGCCGGGTTTTGCTACGATTCTAAGAAACTTTGAAGTAGACCCTGACGGTGGTTACAGAAGAATAAATGGCTATACACCTTTTGGGGGTGACTCAGCAACTAGGCCTCTAGAAGACTCTAAAATACTTGGAGTCTATCCATATGGCGAAGGTGTTATAGTTGTTGTAGGAACTAATATTTATTATTCTGACGAAGGTATTAGTTGGATACAGGTTAATAAAGATACTGGGCATAGTGGCTCTACTGAAGCCGAGCTTGCTTCTGATATAGTTTTAACTAGAGCTTCTCAGGGCCAAGCTCAGTTTACCCTTATGAAAGCACCTACTGGGCATACTGATACGCCTTTTGGTTCTTTATCAATCGCAACAGGCCCTAACAAATTAGCTCACTTTCATATTGAAGGGACAGGAGCTTCCAGAGTTTTTGTGTACGAGGAAATATCAACTCCTGCTGCTGTTAAATATATTGAAGAACATGATAAACACTTATGTGCTGTCGACACAACCAATGCATCCTCTACTGTTTATTTCAGTAAAACTAATGATGATAGAGACTTTGCAGGTATTGGTGCAGGTAGTGTAACTATCTCAGATAGAATTAACGGAATTAAAAGTTTCCGTGGTTCTTTGTTTATATTTTGTGAGAATACTATTCATCGTCTTGATGATATTAATGGTACTCCTTCTGTAGTTCAAATTACTAACAATGTAGGATGCCTAAGCGGCTATAGCATTCAAGAGATTGGTGGTGACCTTTTGTTTTTAGCGCCTGATGGCATTCGTACTATTGCGGCTACACAAAGAATTGGAGACGTTGAGCTAGGATCTGTTTCTCGTCAAATACAAGCTATTATTTCAGACCTAAGCACACAGATAAATACTTATACTATTAGCAGTGTTGTACTTAGAAATAAATCACAGTACAGATTATTTTATAGCACCGCAGGCTCTAACATTCAAACAGCCAGAGGAGTTATAGGAACTTTTACACCTAATGGATTTGAGTGGTCTGAAACTCAGGGCATACAAGCTTTATCTGTTAATGCAGGATTTGCTTCGGACGGCGTAGATAAAGTCTATCATGGTGATAACTTAGGTTATATTTACAATCATGATGTTGGTTCTTCTTTCATACAAGATGAAACACTACAGAATATAGATGCTACTTATCAAACTCCAAACTTAGACTTTGGAGATGCAGGAACTT